TTCATTAAAACCGACTGTCCTGACGGCTTTAAGTATTTTGAAAGATCTCCAATGCAAACTGCATTAGAAGGTGATTTCGATACCGGTAACATGAGATATAAAGCTAGAGAGAGATATTCATTCGGATACTCAAACTTTAGAGCCGTATTCGGTTCTCAAGGTGCTTAATAGGAACGATTTATTGTAGCGTTTCCAACTCAACTACAATTTTCTAAGGGAGCTTCGGCTCCCTTTTTTGTTGCTAAGGTAATCAATAAGGTATAGAATTTAAGAGGTTATAAAATTAATTAGCTTGATGAGGGCCGCAAGGTTTCCATTAATACAAGATAAAGGAGTTCATAATGGCTAATCCACATTTTCAAAACTTAATACTTTGGGCAGGTAATACTGTTGCTTCTGAGCACAAGAAAAACCAGCCTATGTTTGCACCATATCCATCAGATCAAACATTTTATATGTATCATAATGATTTTTTTACATATAACTCTGGTGATTGGACTATAACAACTACTGAGGCTGGTACAGGTAGTGCAACTGAAGCTGTTACTTCTTCAGCAGGAGGAGCTTTATTGCTCACCAATGCTGCAGGAGATAACGATTTAGACTTTTTACAATTAAAAGGTGAAGGGTTTAAATTAAGCACAAGTAAGAAAGCATACTTTTCTGCTAGATTCAAAGTAAATGATGTAGATCAGTCTGACTTTGTTATGGGTCTTGGTATAACAGACACAACACCTCTTGATACAACAGACGGTGTTTTCTTTATTTCTGCAGACGGTGACGCAGGTTTAGATTTCTTAGTTGAGAAAGATAATACTGCTACTACTACAGAAGATGTAGCAACTATGGCAGATGATACTTTCATCACAACAACATGGTTTATTGATCCAGATGCTTCAAAAGTATTTTATTCAATTAATAATGCTGCTCCAGTTGGTGTTGCAATCACAAACTTACCAGATGATGAGGAACTAACCGTGTCATTTGGTATTCAAAATGGTGAGGCTTCAGCACAAACTATGACTATTGACTACGTTGTAGCAGCAGTAGAAAGATAGGAGTAAACAATGGCAGATACAGTAACTTCACAAACTATTCAAGATGGTGAAAGAGTTGCTATCTTAAAGTTTACTAATGAGTCTGACGGTACAGGTGAGTCATCTGTTAAAAAAGTTGATGTTTCAGCTTTAACCACTAACAGCAAGGGCGAAACTTGTACTGGCGTTTCTATAGCACGTATTTACTGGGCAACCAGAGGTATGGGTGTAGATATTGAGTTTGACGCTTCAACTAACGTTTTAGCAATACCTTTACCAGCAGATAGCACAGGTGATGAGTATTATGACGATAGATTTAGCGGTATACCTAATAACGCAGGGTCAGGCGTAACTGGTGATATAGACTTTACAACAGTCGGCCACTCAAGTGGTGATGCTTATTCAATTATTCTTGTTTTAAATAAGAATTATTAATGAATGGCAGAGTACAAAGGCAAAACCGTAACTCTTAATAGACCAAGGGCTATCCCAAAAGGTAGCCCTGGTTATGGCAAAAAACGGAAAGAGGTTTTTGTTAGAGGTTGTAGTAGTGAAAAATCAAGGGTAAAACGTATTACTTTTGGTGATGCCAAACTTGGTATGCACAAAAATAATCCAAAACGTAAAAAATCTTATTGTGCTAGAAGTAAAGGAATGGGCGGCACTACAGATAGGTGTAGTGCTAACTATTGGGCTAGGCGTGATTGGGATTGTTAAATGGCAAAAAAACGCGATCCCAAAGTTGGAACAGGCAAAAAACCAAAAGGTAGCGATAGAAGGTTATATACAGACGAAAACCCAAAGGATACCGTATCAATCAAATATGCCACAATTCAAGATGCTAAAGATACTGTAAAAAAGGTTATAAAAACAAAAAAACCTTTTGCAAGACTAATTCGTATATTAACAGTTGGTGAGCAACGATCGAAATATGGCGGCAAGCCAAGACAAGCAGAAATATTCAGAAGAGGTAAAGATGCTATTAGAAGAAAACATGGTAGAATAAAATAATGGCTAAAGAAAAATTAAAAAAAGTTATTAAGGGTTTAAAAAAAGCAAGTAAATTACACGCATCTCAAGCTAAAACATTACAGTCCATAAAAATGAAAAAAGGTGGTGCAGCTAAAAGCAAAGGTAAAATATGCCCAGAGGGTAAAGCTTGGGCAAAAAGAACTTTTGATGTTTATCCTTCTGCGTACGCAAATTTAGCTGCTTCTAAATACTGTAAAGATCCTAATTATGCAAAAAAAGCAAAAGGCGGTAAAAGAAAAGGTAAAAGATTTGGTGGTCCTATAAGAGGACAAGGTGCTGTAATGTCAGACAGATTAAGATGAGCAAAGGTCAATTACAAAGCTGGCTAGACGAAGAGTGGGTAAGAATTGGGGCAGACGGTTCAATATTAGGATCTTGCGGTAGTAGAAAGGAAGCCGAGGGTAAACCAAAGTGTTTGCCACGTAAAAAAGCTGAAAGCATGTCTAAGGCAGATAGAGCTAAATTAGTTGCACGTAAAAGAAAAAAAGATCCTAACCCAAACAGAAAAGGTAAGCCAATTATGGTATCTAATAAATTAAAATCAGGTGGGCGTGTAACAATACGTGGCCAAGGAATTGTTATGAGTAATAGGTTGAGGTAACATTAAAATATGAAAAAAATAAAGAAAAAATTAAAAAAAATACCAGCAGGAAACAAAGGATTGCCTAAATTATCAGTAGAAGTTCGTAATAGAATGGGATATTTTGTTAATGGCGGAAAAGCAGAAAAAAAGAAAGATGGCAAAATAGCTAGAGGTTGTGGTAAAGTTATGTCTGGTAGGCGTAAATATACAACTCAAAGATAGGAGATAAATATGCCAAAGAAAAAATCAACAGTTGATCCAAAATTGCAAGCAAGATTAGATGCTAAAGTAAGACCAGATAAGCCAGTTAAAGATGAGCGTATTCTTTATAATATGCCAAAGAAAAAGGCACCTGCTAAAAAAACCACAAAAAAATCTACTAAGAAGTAAGGAGAACTATTATGCCAGGTCAAAACTCTAAAAACGGAAGCATGATGAAAATGTCTAAAGGAAGTTCTGTTAGAAAAATGTCTAAGGGAAGCTCCGTTAGAAAAATGTCTAAAGGTAGCTCTGTTAGAAAGATGTCAAAAGGTAGTGCAGTATTAAAAAAATCCAAAGGATCATCTGTACTTAAAAAATCTAAAGGTTCATCTGTAATTAAAAAGTCTAAGGGTGGATCAGTCATGATGGCAGGCAACGCTAATAGAAGAAGAAATCGTTTGAGATAGTGCCTTATTTGATTAGTAATATCCCACACTTTAAGTGTTGGGTTAGGAGAGAGTTTACACATAATCATGAGCAATATCAGGGCGAATATTTACATGCCTTAGCTATTGCAGTAAACACGATTCCAGATAGATCGTTAAGTTTTCAAGTTGTATTTACTGGAGAAGAGTCTAATTGTGATGATTGGGACGAGGGTAACATACACGGTGGTGCTATGTGGGCTAGGATGCCCATACAAGCTCTTGTAGCTGATATACCTATGGAAGATTACCCTAAGCCTATGGAAGATCATTTAGCACAACCTTGGGATTGTGAAGCAAGAGATCATAGTGTTGTTACTATGGATAGAGTTAGTTCTTCTCCTTGGATTGCTAAAATAGATGGGGGCTTCTATCAAGCAAAGTATCTTTTTACGGTTGATTACACAAATACAGATATTGCAGATGATCCTGCACAACATAAACAAAGTCATGTATTATATATAACTGAAGACTGTGAGTGGAAGGGCAACTTTGTTGCTTTACCAAACAATAGAGTCAGGGCAACAAGTCCAGCACTATGGGTTACAGGTGAAGGACCACCTCAGTTTAAACCTTCGCAGTGGAAACATTCCGCAGAGGGACATGAAAGTTATCTTGATCCGTCAATAACTTTTGATAATTTATATGAGGATTAATTATGGCACTATCAGGCAGTACAAATTTTGAGCCAAATGTAGCAGAGTTTGTTGAGGAGGCTTTTGAAAGATGTGGTTTAGAGCTACGCACTGGTTATGATCTAAAAACCGCACGTAGATCTATAAATCTCATGCTTGCTGAATGGGCAAACAGAGGCTTAAACCAGTGGACTATAGAGCAAGCCACACAAACAGTGACAGAGGGCACAACTGATTATTCTTTAAATGCAAATATAATAGATATTTTAGACGTTGTTCTACGTAGAACAATTAATCAAACACAAACAGATATTAGTATGAATAGAGTTAGTAGGTCTGAATATATAAATATTCCAAATAAAACCACTAAAGCTAGGCCTTCACAATTTTTCTTTGATAAATTATCAACACCTACTTTAAAAATATGGCCTGCACCAGAAAATTCTACAGACATACTTGTATTTAATAAAATAGTAAGAATGGATGATGCAGATAAAGCAACAAATACTATGGATATGCCGTTTAGGTTTTTTCCTTGTTTTGCAGCAGGATTGGCCTACTACATATCATTAAAAAGAGCACCAGAGAGAACTGCACAACTTAAAGCAATATACGAAGAAGAATTTAGAAGAGCTGCTGATCAAGATGAAGATAGAGCATCTTTTAACATAAGACCCAGTATTAGGATGATGTGATGGCTTATGCTACTGGTAAATTTGCTAAAGGTTTATGCGATAGATGCGGTTTTGAATACAAATTACTAGAATTAAAAGAAGAATGGAACGGTTTAAAAGTTTGTTCGAATTGTTACGAACCAAAACATCCACAACTAGAACCATTAAGAGCTAAAGCTGATCCAGAGTCACTTTACAAACCTAGACCAAATAATGATGTTGATGCTGGAGAAGGGTTTGTTGTCGTTACTTATAAAGATATTTTTAAACCAGACTTTATGAGTCCTTCAACATTACCTACAAATTTTAATGTAGATAAATTAACAGGTATACTTGGTTCTACAACAATTTTTACTACGCAAGTAGCACCATCTCCCTCACCAACACCTACTGCTGAGCCAACAGGAGTTAGTGCAACAGCAAGCTTAGGATCAGTCACTGTTTCAGTATCTGCCACTACACTTTATGCAGTAACAGTGGCAGAATATTCAGGTGCTAATTATTTTTATATTGATGGGGTTAGAGCTCCTACTCTAAACTTAACAGAAGGTAGAACTTATCAATTCGGTCAATCTGATAGTAGTAATGCTACACATCCTTTAAGAATATCTACAACCTCTAATGGTACGCACGCTGGTGGATCAGAATATACAACTGGGGTAACAACTTATGGTACTCCAGGCAGTGGTGGAGCTTACACTGAAATAACAGTTGCCTCAGGTGCTCCAACACTTTATTATTACTGTAGTAATCACTCAGGTATGGGTGGACAATTAAATACTTAACATGACATTATCAGAATTAAAAACTTTAATACAAAATTACGTAGAAAATTCAGAAACTACGTTTGTTAATACGCTAGATGATTTTATTAAAAACGCTGAAGATAGGATTTTTGAACTTATACAACTAAATTACTTTCGTAAAAATGTCACTGGATCACTAACAGCAGGTAATACTTATTTGACAACACCTTCAGATTATCAAACAAGTTTTTCTTTAGCAGTTATAGATGCTAATGGAGATTATCACTATTTAGATAAAAAACACCCAACATTTATGCGTGAATATTCAGTAGATCCAACAGACACGTCTGAAAATGGTAGGCCATTATACTATGCTGATTTTGATGCAGAGCTTTCTACAGCCACTGATAATGGATCTACTCTTATTGTAAGCCCAGTGCCAGATCAAAATTATGACGTAGAATTACACTATCTTTACAAACCAACTTCATTAGTTTCAGACACTACAGGTACATGGCTTTCACAAAATGCTAGAAATGCCTTATTATATGGAAGTCTTGTTGAAGCATACATATTTATGAAAGGTGAAAACGATTTGACACAGCAATACGAGCAACGCTTTGCAAATGAAATATCTAGGTTGAAAAACCTTGCTGAAGCTCGCGGAAGGAGAGATGAATACCGTTATGATTCTTTGAGGACAACGGTATCATAAAAAAATATGGAAAAAATAAAAAATCTGAAAGGTAAATCAGTTGCCATAGTTGGCATGGGTAAAAGCTGGTTTGATTATAATATGGCTAAATCACACGGAGTTCATTTTGATGAAGTGTGGGTTATAAATGCTGTAGGAACAGTGGTTTACCACGATAGAGTATTTATGATGGATCCTGCGTCCAGATTTTTAGACACAGATGATGCAGGCGGTCAAACTAAAAGTATGGCTGATATGTTACAAAAACATCAAGGTCCAATATATACATGTGAATTAGATGATCGTTGCCCAGGTCTTGTAGAATACCCATTAGAAGAAGTCGTACAGTTTTCAAATTGCCATTATTTAAATAATACAGTTGCATACGCAATAGCTTTTGCTTATTGGAACGAGGTAGCTAATTTAAAAATGTTTGGTATAGATTTTTCTTATAAAGGAAATTTACACTTTGCTGAAGCGGGTAGAGGATGTGTAGAATTTTGGTTAGCTAAGTGTATAGAATCAGGTATGCAGGTAGAAGTTGCACATAGCTCAAGTTTGCTAGATACAGACGTGCCAGCAGAACAAAAACTATATGGATACCATAGGTTAAAAAATCCTTACATTATTTTAGTTGGCGAAGACGGTATAAAATTAGAAAGAATTGATACTTTAGATATTGTCAAAAAGAAACAAGAGCCTGTATTGGTAGATAGGACTGACGCACATCTTAAAAGTGAAAACATAAAAAGTATTGGCAAAGATGATATTTTAAGACCAGCAGAACCAAAAAAATGGTAGATAAAATAACACCAGCAGGTATGCCAGGACTAGGCGTTATAGAGGCTAAAACAAGCAATCATGGCGGTCATCCGCCTGAGTTTTGGGCAGAAAGATTAACTGAAAAAATAGTTAGCACTAGCGATAGTGAAGATCCTTATATTAAAGAACAAGCTAGAGCCTATAAAGAACTAATTTATAAGGTTTGTTTGATTTATATAAAAAATGCGTTAAAATCCTATAAAGCTACTTTGATACAAGACTTTGTGAAACAAGGAGATACAGAGTTAGCAAATATAATTAAAAGGATTTGATATGGCTATTACATCAACATTAACCACTAGCTTTAAAAAAGAACTTCTTGAAGCTGTGCACAACTTTAAAAACTCAGGTGGAGATACTTTTAAACTAGCTTTATATACAAGCTCAGCTACATTAGGGGCCACTACAACGGCATTTACAACAACAAATGAAGTAAGTGGTACTAATTATTCATCTGGTGGAAACAGTTTAACTAGAGTAGATCCTACATCTAGTGGTACTACAGGGTTTACTGATTTTGCTGATTTAACTTTTGGAACAGCAACTGTTACAGCTAGAGGTTGTATGATTTACAACTCATCTGATAGTAATAAGTCTGTAGCTACAATTGACTTTGGTGGCGATAAAACTTCGACCGCAGGTGATTTTACAGTAGTTTTTCCAGCAGCAGCAGCCAGTACAGCTATAATCAGAATAGCTTAATCTAGCCTAAGATGGCTAATATTACTGGTTGGGGTCGAGGTACTTGGAATGAAGGTGCCTGGGGCGAACCTATACCAGTTACACTTACAGCACCTAGTGCAGCAACTGCAACAGTTAGTGCTGTTGCTATTGACGCTGCTGGTAGATTTGGAATTATTGGTGTCTCTGCTACAGCAGGAGCACCTACAGCAGGTGTTAATGCTCA